ACAATTACGAGCCTCTATACGGGGGTTAATAGTGCTATAGGTTCGTTGAATGGAACTGCATCATTGCTCACATTTGACGGCACTGTATCAGAATTGATTTCGTTCCCCTCCGTCCTCTCCACCACCAACCGCCAAGCACTCGAGCGTAACCAAGGGCAATTTTACAGTATATAACACCTTTGCGGGGGGGGTGTTAGCCTGAACGCTAACGCCTGCCGCCTTGCGAAGCAAAAGCCTTTTGCGTGACAGCTGCTGTTTTTTTTCTCGTTGATTTTCAGTGCTTTAGAAAATAATTTGAAAATATATTTGAAAAAGTTTGCACAATCAAAACAAGTGTTATTTATTTGTACCAACAAAAACGGTAAAACAAAATGACAAATTTAAAAACAACACTTGGACTTAGAAACAACATCGACCAATTTTCAACTTTGGAAGGTGCTAACAGATGGGCAAACAACTGCGTAAAATTACATATTGTCTTGCTTGGCGATAACGGCAAATATTGGGTTGCTTGTTTTGTAGATGCTCAAAAACTTTCTAAAATGGGTTATGAAATTGCAGCATAAGAAAAAAAAAGTGGCGGCACTAGAAAAGGTTCGGGTGCTAAACCTAAATATAATGAGCAAACTAAAACAGTTGCATTTCGCTGTCCGCTGTCAAGAGTAGATGAGCTGAAATTAATCATTAAGTCTAAACTCTCGGATTGGATGGTAAAATAGCCTATAACGCCCGCAGCCTTACGCAGTGCGGCTTAACAAGTAAAATTTATAGTATGAAAACAGAAGATTATTTTAACGAAGGAACACCATTTGAAAGCATGAAAGCATTAAAAGCAAAAGAGCAACTAACAGTATTGCTACCAAAAGAAATCAGCTACGGACACACCATTGAAGAAGCCGAAGATCAAGATTTCATTACAGAGGTTATTGAGCAATTTGCAATGATGCAAGCGCATAACTTTTTAACATGGTTGGAAAACGAACAATACCAGCATATAGGCTCAGGCGATTGGTCTAATGGTGAACAAGTTTTAAACGCATCGGACTTGTACCAAAAGTTTATTGAATCAGACATTAAACCGCTGTTAGCGGCTGTGTTGCCGATTCAGAAAGTGCCAAAAGAGTTTTGTCGGTGTAAAAACCCGCTTGTTCACGATAGTCAATGTCCATGCGGCATTGACCGCTAACGGTTTTGGGCTTGCGAAGGCAGGGATTAAGAAAGAAAAATTATCAACTTAAAACAAAATAAATTATAAAAACGAAAATTTCAATTAACCGATTAGCCTTTGCTTTTGCAAGTGTGCTGTTCTGTGCCGTCTTTTCTTCATGTATTGATGAAGAAAAAAAAAGTAAAAGAGAGAGAGAGTATATTGAGAGAAAAGAGCTAATTTATAAAACAGAACATTGCAGGTATTATTGTTTAGAACGTAATGGACTTGAACAGTGCAAGGTTGTTATTTGCGAATGTGATAGCGGTTATAACGCTGATGTATCTGTGTCATGGTAAAAGGTTACCTAAGGGTTTGCAAGTATATTTAGTTGCAGTACTTTATTTAGAACAAATTTAATTTAAAAATATATGAGAAAAGGAGATTTTACAACACTTGGAGCAACTGCTCATTCTGATGAAGAAAGAGAAGAAAATGATTTTTATGCTACCGACCCAAAGGCATTAGAATTATTTTTAGACCAAACAGGTATTGAATTACGGAACGTATGGGAATGTGCTTGTGGAGAAGGGCATTTAGCAAAAGTATTAGATGCAAGAGGATTGCTTGGAAGAGCAAGTGATTTGATTGATAGAGGTTATGGGGTAACAGAAAGTAATTTCTACTACTTTTCTGAAACATGGGAAGGAGATATTTTAACAAATCCACCATACAGAGATGCAATGAAATTTTGCCAACACGCTCTTGATTGTGTAGATGAAGGAAGTAAAGTAGTAATGCTGATGCGTATTCAATTTTTGGAAGGGCAAAAACGTAAACCGTTTTTACTTGCGAACCCGCCAAAGTATGTATATGTAAGTAGTTCAAGATTATTACTTGCAAAAAATGCAGACTTTGTGAAATACAATACACCCTCTGCCAACTGTTATGCTTGGTATGTTTGGGAAAAGGGATTTAAAGGAGAAACTACTTTGCGTTGGTTTAACTAAAATGTGCATTGATATGGGCTTATCTGAAAATGAAATGAACAAAGTTCTCGAAGGGGAACAGTGTAAAACTCAATGCGTAGCCTGTGCTTGTATTGTTGGCGAACAAAGAATGAAAACTCAAAAATTAATCGAAAAGATTAACGAAGGACGTTCTTAGTATTACTGCTAACGATGGATATTGGCGCAGTGCGTATTATTAACAATAAAATGATAGAAATTTATAAAAAAACAGAATTAGGAACTCAAATAAGGGTTAACAACGGATCTATTGAAACTCTTATAAAACGTGAACTACCTTATGGATTATTCCAAAGCGAAAGTGGGTACAAAGTGGTAAGAAGTATTACCTCTATTAAAGATTCTGATATAGTAAAATGTGAAACATGGGAACAATAACATATAAGAGGCGTAAAGTAAGCGGTGGTGTTGCAAAATACTACGTTGAAATAGATGCACAAATTGGAACTATTCAAATAATTAAAATTCATTTTGTGCCAAATAATAGTTTGCATCCAACAGCCCACGTAAGCAGGAAATTTAGCACACATAGCTTAGTAATTCAGTGTATACCGCTATTGGTTGAGGATATAAATATAATTTATCAGCAAATAGCGGGAGCAAGCAAATTGGTAAAAAATTAAATAGCACAAAACCGCTGTGAGCAGACGGCTTTCTAATATTTTCAATTATGACAACATTCGTTTTAATAGTTTCAGAGTTCTTTCCAAAAACTCACAAAAAATCAGGCAAGCCAACAGGTTTTCCTTTGTCAATTAAACATTATGATAAAATACACACTATCAGAGGTAACTATGATTTGTGGGCTAAACGATTTGAAAAAATAAACAAAGGCGAAGCTATTTTGTCAGTTAGAATTTGGTCAGGCAAACCATACCAAAGTAAACAGCAAGAGATTTTCAAGTATGATAAAACTCACGGAATAGGTATGCAAAAATTAGAACAACCAAACAATTTTGTATTTGCACCTATTGAAGGTAAAAAAGTAAACTGGGATTTGGTAGCAAAAAATGACGGATTAAGTTTTGAAGATTTTTGTGAGTGGTTCAAAGTTAGGTCAGACAAACCTATGGCAATTATTCATTTTACGGATTTTCGCTATTAAGCTGTCTGATAGCGTTTTGTGGCTTGGCGAAGTACCGCCTTGCAGAATGTTGAATTATAGTACAAAGGCTTGTGGCGGTATTTTGCCAAACCACTGTTATAAGCCGTTTTTTATTCGTGTTTGGCTTAACAATTTAATTTAAAAACAATGACAAGATTAGAAGAAATTATCAGAACAACAAGAGCAACTGGAAACACAACTTGGATTTTACAGTCAGCTATCAAAAGACCTAATTGCATAATCGTTTCAAGAAATATGCAACAGGCAAAACATTTAGAACAAGCATATAAAAGTTTGTTGTCAAAAAGTGCTTGGTATAAAAAATTATGGTGGAAATGGTTTGGTCGTAAAAGTCCAAAGTTTGTTTCACTTGATTTCAGATTTGATGGGTATCGTCTGCCTGTTATTTTTGATAACGGGTCGTTGTTCTAAAATGGCTTATAGCGCAAAAACTGCCGATAGTTCGGTACTCCGAATTTTGGCAGTTGACCGTTATCGGCACGTGTTGGGGTGCGGTACTCCGAACCCAATATTGCCGAAATGTGCGGAGGGTGGCTATTTTTTTATAAATTAATTTTGCATATATGAAAATCTGCGTATATTGCAGCCGTAAAACAACACACACATGAACGAATCAAATGTTATGCGGCTCATTGAGCTTGCACTCGGCAAACTGCCGAACGTAAAAATATTTCGCAACAACACAGGTTACGGATGGGTTGGACAATCCAAACGCATCAACGGTTCAGGAAACGTGATGGTGAAGGACGCGCGTCCTCTCCATGCCGGGCTGTGTGAGGGCAGCTCCGACCTTATCGGTTGGACTGAGATAACGATTCAACCGCACATGATTGGCAAGAAGGTTGCCGTGTTCACTGCGCTCGAGGTGAAGCGCGATTCGTCCGCTCGGGTATCGCCCAAGCAGCGCAACTTCCTAGAGGTGGTCGCGAAGTCGGGAGGCATTGCTGGAATCGTTCACTCACCCGAAGGCGCGAAGGACATCATTGACTTTCACGGCAAATAGCCCCAATACACACACAACAATGTTTTATGCAGCGAATAGACACCGAAAAGATCTTACAAGAGAACCCGATAGCAGATGTTATTGGGCGTTATATACAACTGAAACCATCTGGTGCGCACCTGAAAGGAACGTGTCCGTTTCATGATGACCGTGAAGCATCCCTCACCGTAACACCGTCCAAGAATCTTGCGAAGTGTTTCGCCTGTGGATGGAGTGGTGATGCTATTGCGTTCGTTTCAGAGTTCTCAGGAAAGAATTTTCACGAAGCGTGCGAGGAAATCGACAAGCAAGCCGTAAGCGAAGCTGTAAACGGACGTAAACGAACCGTAGCCCAAGCCGAACCGAAGAAGGTTTGGCAGCAGCGCGTACCGCCCGAAGCCATCACCAAACCGATAGAGCACTACAAGCACGGCACAGCCTCGATGGTGTGGACGTACCGACTCGATGACGGCAGGCCTTACGGCTACGTGTGCAGGTTTGACCTTGAGGACGGGTCCAAGGAGGTTCTCCCGTACACATGGTGCACGGATGGAAACCGCTCCGAATGGAGGTGGCAAGGTTTCGACACGCCTCGTCCGCTCTACAACCTCCACCTACTCGCAGCCAACCCGAACGCATCGGTGCTTCTCGTTGAAGGCGAAAAAACAGCCGATGCTGCACAGGCACAGATTGACCCGACTAAGACAGTTGTCACCACATGGCCGGGTGGATCAATGGCTATTGAGCATATACATTGGCTTCCTATCCATGGGCGCAAGGTGATTATGTGGCCGGATAACGATGTGCAAGGCATCAGTGCCATGCTCCACGTTCGCCACAAAATAGGAGCGAACCTACCGCTCTGCAAAATCATTCCACTCGATACCACGCTCCCGAAAGGTTGGGACTGCGCAGATAGTGATTGGAAGGAAGGCGAGCTGCGCTCATTCGTGCTGAACCGATTGGTGGATGACATTCCACCTACGCACGGCAACCTGTGGCGCATGGCTCAGATAGACCGTGCAAGCGTTTATGAGTTCGGTCCAGTGGATGGGCGATGGCTGTTCAAAGAGCTGAAACAAGAACCTCCAACCAATCCCGAACCACCTGCAGATGTGTTTGAACCACCAACCTATGAATCACATGACGAAAGCTTCAAGACTCCGCACGGAGGGTACGATCCGATAGGGTACTCGGAGCACTTTCGCTTCCTCGGATGGAGCAAGTCCGAAGGGGTGATGCATCACCACTTTTTTCAGCTCGAGGCGAAGTCAACGCTATCCTACTCGCCATCCGCGCTCAGCAAGTCCGCGCTGATTTCACTCGCTCCGCTCTCGTTTTGGGAAATGCACTTTGGTGGCAAGAAGGGAATCATCATGGACGCTGCGCAGGAGTTCCTTATCCGCACGTCCATCAAAGCAGGCCCGTTCAACGAACGATTTATTCGCGGACGTGGAGCGTGGACGGATAAGGAGCGCGTAATTATCCACACAGGCAGCGAACTCATCGTTGACGGAACGCTGTTGCCTCTTGGCTCAATCGAATCCAGGTTCGTGTACGAAACATCCGATGATCTTGGGATTGATACAGACAGCCCGCTGTCAACTAAGGAAGCGCACAGACTTATTGAGGTGCTTGGTTATCTAAATTGGGAGCGTGATGTAAACACGCACCTGCTTGCGGGTTGGTGTGTTGTTGCTCCGTTCTGTGGTGCGCTAAAATGGAGGCCTCACATTTGGCTTACAGGTTCAGCGGGAACGGGGAAGTCATGGGTGTTCGAGAAGATAGTTCGCAGGGCATTGGGTGAAACTGCGCTCGCGGTTCAGGGTGAAACGTCCGAGGCAGGACTACGCCAAACGCTCGTGCATGATGCGCTTCCTGTTGTGTTCGATGAGATGGACTCAGACGGCAAGCGCAGTGAGGAACGCATTCAAAACATCCTCACGTTGATGCGCTCGGCTTCAACGGATGATGGAGGGTTGCTCCTAAAAGGTTCGGCAACAGGAGCCGCAAGATCGTACTCGATACGGAGCTGCTTCGCCTTCGCATCTATCGGTGTGCAAGCTGCGCAACAGTCGGACCGTTCGCGTATCACCATCCTATCAATGAAGGCACTGCCTCGGGAATCACCTGAGCGTGCGCAGCGATGGGAGACGTTGCAACGGTTGTACAATGATGTATTCACGGATGCGTTCGTACAGCGTTTGCAAGCTCGAACCGTGGCACTGCTACCAACTATATTAAAGAACGCAAAAACCTTCGCAAACGCAGCAGCAGCCGTACTCGGTGAGCAACGCCAAGGCGATCAGCTGGGCGCAATACTCGCAGGAGCTTACAGCATACATAGCGATGGCCTCATTGAGTTCGAGGCTGCGAAGCGATGGGTAGCCGACAAAGATTGGAGCGAGGAGAAGTCGCTCGAGGGCAGCAAGGACGAACACGCGCTCGTGGCGTTCATCCTCGACCAAATAATACAGGTTGAAGGGGAACACGCTAAAATCACGCGCACCATTGGCGAGCTTGTGGCCGTGGCATCCAACAGAAAGGGCGAGTACGGGCTCAGCTCTGAGAATGCGAACTCGCACTTGAAGCGGTTCGGGTTGAAGGTTGAGGTTGAGCAGTACACCACAAACGGCAACCTGGTTGTGTCCAACAGCTCGGAACAGCTACGGAAGATGTTGCGAGAATCGGCATGGGCTAAGAACCACGCTAGGATATTGCTTCGCATACCGGGAGCAGCCGATAAGACTTCGGCACGTTTCGCAAGTGGAGCTATTACGCGAGCGGTATCAATACCATTGGACGAGATAATAGGAACTGAACAATAAATAAACGATATTCGCTGTCGGGTACGTGTACCCGAACAGTGTGTTGTGTGAATAGCCCTGCGGATTAGTCCGTGGGGTTATTTTTTTGTGCCTGATTATCAGCAAGTTAGAAAATATTTTGCCTGCGAAATGGTCGAAGTGTTGTATTTGTGAAAATTTGCGTATCTTTGACCCACACAAACACAACAACACTATGGCAACATTTAACATCCGCAAGTCTTACGAAGGCTTCTCAAGCAAAACAAACAACAATTACGAATCTTACGACAACATCGAATCAGCACAACACGCTATTAGGTTCACAGCTGAGCGTTGGACTCGTAACGGTGGCTTAATAGTTGAGCAAACACCCAACAAGGTAGTTGTTGAAGAGGCAGACGGAAGCAACACAATCACGTTTGAAATTTACGAAACAGAATGATTCACCGGGGAGGGCAACCTCCCCATAGCATCACAACACATGATTACAAATAACTTAAGATTAGCGTATTTTTGTAATGATTTACAAAACGCACAAGATTATAAAATAGATGGTAAAAATTGTTATTACAAAGAAGAATTTATTGGTGAGATAAAAGAAGAATTAAAAGATGGTGCTATTGACATCTATTTTAGACCAATAAAACCAGTCGAATATATTAATGTAAATATAAGAATAGACAAACCATAATTTTGTTTTTATTGTGTATAACGGTTTGCAGCCTTACGAAGTGCGGCTTAACAAGTAAAATTTATAGTATGAAAACAGAAGATTATTTTAACGAAGGAACACCCTTTGAAAGCATGAAACACTCATTGAGCAACGAGACAAAAAACACATCTGATTTTTCTGCACAAGCGGCTATTGCAGAGAACATCAAACTGAAAGCGGAGGTCGAGGCATACGAGAACCTTGTACCGCAGGTTATCGCTGATAACTACGCCTTGATAGCCAAGCGTGATCAGCTCCAAGCCCACAACGACAACCAACGGCACATGATTGAAGGTTTGGTCGAACAACGTAACGAGTTACGCCAAGCATTGGAAGACATTCTGTCGCGATTTGAGTCGTGTATTAGTGGCGGGAATGGGGAGCTGGAAGGAGACGAACCCGCAATTACACACGCAAAACAAGCTATCGCAAAATCGAAAGGAGGAGAATCATGATGGACTTACTTATCATTGCGCTACTAGTCGGATTCGTATGGTGGCTTACTAAGTTGCCACGAGTTATCCGCGAAACGAAACAAGAATTTAAAGACTTAAACACTCTCAATTAACATGGAAAACACAACACAACTATTCGTGCTCAACCCGGAAGAGGTTACACACGCTTACGAACTACCCGATGACAAAATCGGAATCATGAAGGAATTCTGCGATGGAATCACCATTGCAGGCGTTCAAGACAAAGAAAACTACAAAACGGCTACGCAGGCTTTGACCAAAGTGCGCAGGACTCGTACCGGAATCGAATCCAAGCGCAAGCAGCTGAAAGAGCCATTCCTCGATGCGGGCAAACTGATTGATGCCGAAGCCAAGCGATTGACCGCGCTCATCACGCCTATCGAGGTGGCATTGCAGGCGAAGATTGGAGTCATCGACTCAGAGAGCGCTCGCATCGAAGCCGAACGCAAAGCATGTGTTGACGAGCAGATGCGCGTTGCCGGGTACACCAAACAGCACGGGGTGTTCACCGTTGGCAAGATGATTATCAGCGAGGACATGGCATACAGCGCAACCTCTGAGCTACTCGCCTTGTACATCGAGAACGGACTTGCAGCCAAGGCAACCGAGGAAGCCGAACAGGCCGAACTGAAACGCCTGCGCGACCTCGCTGCTGCTCAGACAACACCACCTGTACAGGAACGCACGGTTACGTTTGAGACGAAGCAGCACGGGAAAACAGCCGTCAACCTACCGAACCCAAACAGCGACCTTGTCGACCCGTTCGCTGCAATCCCAACAGGTCCATTCGCGGGCAACACCACACTAGTTGACGATGCGCTAATCATGAAAACTCAGTCGCCTTACGAGAGAGGGTTCTTTGACTGCCGTAACAAGGTGATTGCAATCCTTAACTCAGACCTTAAACTCACGCGCGCACAATGGATTGAGCGCATAAGCGACTTGGAAGTATGATGGGATTTATCGGACCATTGCGCGATGGAAACCACATTTTACAATTTAAACAGCCACAGACGGCACACAAACACACATGAGTGAAACACAACAAATAGCTGTCATTTCAGCGAAGACATGGGACCACGACTTTAAAATCGGTACCCGTGTGAAGATTAAGCCCGCTGTCACGCGCGGAGTATTTATCGCAACCGATGCCAAAGGCAAAGAATGCTATGTTAAACCATCAGAACTCACCATCGAATCATGAACAACCTAACAATCTTCGGAACACTCGGACAGAACGCTGTCATCGGTAAGCCTACAGCTAACGGCTCGCTTCCCATTTCATTTTCAGTCGCGGTAAGCGAAAAACGCGGACAGCAGGATCACACCGATTGGTTCTCCTGCACCAAGTGGGTTCAAGCCGGTGGATCAACTGCCATAGCTCAGTACCTAACCAAAGGAACCAAGGTGTGCATCAGCGGGCGCGTATCGGCACGCTCATACACAGACCGTGATTCACAACCTCGCGCATCCCTAGAAGTGAACGTAACTAGCATTACGCTTGCGGGTTCAGCACAGCAAGCTCCGCAGCACACTGAACCTATCGCACCAGCAGCTAAAGCTTCGGCCCCTGCTCAAACAAACGATTCAGCAACAGACGAAGTACCGTTTTAACATGGAACTATTCAAACATCTATTTCGCGGCCGCGCCAAAGAGGCGTGGTCGCATAAGAACCTCGAGCCTGCGTATAATGGACATGTTCCACCATATAGCAGGTGGGGAGTGCGGAGAAACTATCGTCTTTACGACATGATTATGAAAGCACGAACAACGATTGGTCCTGCTGAGATACAGCACAAGCAATTCATGCAAATGGTAATTTTTAAGTCCAAACCTAAAAACACAACAATCACACCATGATAGTATACATCTGCGGTCCCATTACAGGACTACCAAACGGGAACATTGAGGCATTCAACTTCGCACAAGAGCAACTCCTTGCAAATGGACACCACCCAATCAATCCACACTTGTTGTGCCGTGACATCGTTGCAATGCACGAGGGAACACCCAAGAAGCTGTGGCGCAAGTGCATGAAGCGCGACATTGCAGAGATGCTAAAAGCCGATGCCGTACTGCTGCTTGACGGGTGGCAGAACTCAAACGGAGCGAAAATTGAACGCGCTCTCGCTCTCGACTTAGGCATTCAAGTTATTCCAAGTACTTATATGGTTGAGCGACTGTGCGAGCGACCGAAACGAAATCCCGAAACATCCAGCGTACTATGAGCAAGCCGTGGACGATGAAAGACCTCGCATTCCTGCGCGAGAACGCACCGATTATGAGCATTCGCGACATGGCTGATGCGCTCAATCGCTCAGCTAAATGCACAGCCTCCACGATGAAGAGGCATGCAATCAAAACAGGGCGCACAGGATGCTTCCCAAAGGGCAACCAACCCCACAATAAGGGTACGCAAGGAGTGATGAAGCCCAACAAGACATCGTTCCGTCCCGGCATCGTTCCCGCCAACTCCCTGTTTGATGGAGCTGTAACCATCCGAACCGACACGCGCGGTGCGAAATACAAACACATCCGCGTGGATGGTGTGTGGCTCTACCTCCATCGCGTGGAATGGGAGAAGGCGAACGGACCGATTCCCCATAATCACATCCTCGTGTGCAAGGATGGTGACACGCTCAATGAGCACCCCTCCAATTGGCAGCCAATCACACGAGCTGAACACGCAAGGCGAAACGCCAACCGAACCAAAGCAGCCGAGAGCATGAAGAAGACGTGGGACAGAGTGAAGCGAATGGAAGCTGTAGGCATACAGCCGCATGACGTTAAACTGAAATCAAAGCGCAATGCATCGGTTACTAACAAAACATCACCGATGCTCATTGTTGACATGGAGCATCTAACGAAAGCACCTAATCGTATTATATGATTCAACAGATAAAGCATAAAATTGTGGATACTCTCAAACAGGATAATAGGTGGCAAGTTCTTCTATTCTAACGAAAATTCGCTCTAAACGGCTATATTTGATTTTACCCTCATTATATGCAGAACATGCTAGAAAACTTTGACACCTCGTGGATTGGGAACTTTATAACCGCAGCCGTGGCGGGAGCTGTTGGTTGGCTTACAGGCCGCAGAAAGCAAACAGCGGAAGCCGCATCCTCTGAGCTCGACAACACTGAAAAAGCAATCGCAATTTGGAGAAGCATTGCATCCGATATGGAAGGGCGATTCAGCTCCTTGCAAAAGGAAGTGATTGAGCTGCGAAAGGAAGTGCTCAAACTTCAGCTGCAAAACCAAAAGCTCCGCAGCGATAACGAGGATCTAAAACAGAACAACGCGGAACTACAGGCCGAGATAGACGACATTAGAAACCAATTAAAATCAAAGTGACATGAATACTCTCCAAAAATGGATTCCGCTCGTTCTGCGGTTATTTACATCAATAATTTTATTCCTTGTTCTTTCACTATTCATAACTGGATGCGGAACCGTCCGAAAGGTGAAGGATAAGTCAGTTGAAAAAACGGAGGCGAAAGAAGTGGAGCAGACAAAGACCAAGACGGTTACCACAGAGAAGCTCGACACGACCATCACTGTCAAAGGCGATACAGCCAAGGCCTCTAAGCAGGTGGACGCGTTCATGCTTGGTGATACCATCGAAGCAGAAACCAATGGCACTAAGGTGAAGGCTTGGTATAATCCAACCACACGGAAGGTTTATGCCGAAGGAATCACTGAGCCAAATAAGGTTGCTGTGACTATCAATAAAACAACAACAACCGACACCGATAACAAGCGAACCGTTGAAGTGGAGCACAAGTCTGAGCTGCTACATACCTCACACGAGCGCAGCCTGCTATACTCAAATTTTTGGATTTGGTTTGTTTTGATTGGTTTGGCGGCATTGGCGTACTTTTTGTGGCGTTGGAAGCCTCCTTTTCTGTAAAAACACAGCCGAAAACAAAAAATTTTACGCCTGATTTTCAACGAGTTAGGTGTTTTTTTTGCCCTTACGTTGTGAAAATTTGCGTATGTAAGGAAAACAGACGTATTTCGTATGAAAGAAAAGCACAACAAAATGACAACTACAAACAACAACCCAACAGCATCAGAAGTAATAATGTACTTAGCTCATTTAGAAATGAAAAAAAATGGCTGGGATTTTGAACACGCCTTAAAAATAGTAAGAAACAATTTAAACAAAAAGGGGCTTTTAAAATAGCCCATTTACGTAATTTAAAAACGAAATGAAAAAAACAATTTTAGCATTAGCAATTTATTTGATTGGATGTGTTTGTGGGTATAAATACTCAAAGTTCAATTTAATGAATAACAATTATCATAGAGAGTGGACAAAAGGCGATAGAACATTCTCTATATTATTAAGTAGTGGCTCGTGGTTTACTGTGGCTGCAATGGGGATTGTTCACGGCATAAAGAGTATAAGGGATGATGAGAAGGCAGAATGGTAGCCTTGCCCATAACCAAACTTAAATTGAAATACTAAACAAAAAGAAAAAAAGCGTGGGAAATATTGAATTAAAAAATGGAGATTGCCTGGAACTGTATAAAAATATCGAACCGAAAAGTATTCATTTAATATTAACCGATTTACCTTATGGTACAACCGCATGTAAATGGGATACCATAATACCATTTGATAAACTTTGGGAAATGGTTAATTATTTATTGAAACCAAATGGAGCATTTATTACAACCGCTTCACAGCCATTTACAAGTGCTTTGATAATGAGTAACCCGAAAATGTTTAAGTATGAATGGATTTGGGAGAAAGATAGACCAAGCAACCCACTTGTAGCAAATAAGCGAGTAATGCCAAGGCATGAAAATATTTGTGTGTTTTACGAAAAACAACCTATTTACAACCCACAAAAAGAAGAAAGAAAAGAAGAAAATAAACGAAACAACAAAAAAGATACTGCACACGAAACAGGAACAAAGGGTGAGACAGTTTTGAGTAGAAGTGATGGTAATACAGATTTTGTACACCCAACAAGTATTCAAAAGTTTACATACGGAGAAGGTAGAGGACAACACCCAACTCAAAAACCAGTAGCATTATTTGAATACTTACTAAAGACATACAGCAACGAAAACATGACAATATTTGACCCTTGTATGGGTTCGGGAACTACTGGGGTAGCCTGTAAAAACCTAAACCGAAACTTTATCGGAATTGAGAAAGACGAAGCATATTTCAAAATAGCAGAGTACCGAATAAATCCACTTACGCTGTTTTCTTAAACTTGTGTTGTTTTTTTTCTCTTTGATTATCAGTACTTTAGAAAATAATTACAGAAAACTGTATTTTTATTTGGTGGTTAATACATAAACCTGTATATTTGTGCCATACAAAACGAGATAATTATGAAAGCATTTAGATACAACAGCGAAAACAGAGAAGACAGAAAATACAATACCTGCGAAATGGAAAAAAATCCAAACGCTGTAAAATTTTACGCTTCAAACATGGCTTATGCTGACAATTACAAATACATTTATTCGGATGCAGGTGAAGTAGTTTCTGAATGCACTTTAGAAGTGGTAGAAGTTGAAAATGTCAATCTTTTTGATATGGCTCAAAACTTCAAATCACTAACCACTTACAACAACTACATCGCTGCTGAAATGGGGGAACAAATGAAAGATTACACTCGTTTTATGAATAATGCAAAAAAAGCAAGCGAGCGTAAAATGTGGGCAAAGCAAATAGACCTGTTGAAAAACAGAGAGCAGGAATTGATTTCTAACCTTTTTGCAAATGAATTTCAACCATTGTCAGATTTTGCAAGACAAAACGAGTTGGTTTCTGAGTTAAAATCTTTTGGTTTTGATGGTTATACTACAAAAAACGAAATTGCAATTTTCTAATGAAAGAACTAATCAACTGGCACGAATTAAGCCGCAAATTGTCTAAAAATGGTCAAAACATCAGACCTAATCACATACCAAAAAAGTATGAAAAAAAAGTTGCTCGTTTACTCAAAATTCTTGAAGTGTGGGAGCGTTGGGTAAAATAGGGCATAACGTAACGCTTGCAGATGGAAGCGTACGCAGACAGATACATGAAGCTATACAAATAATTCACTGGGGAGGCTAATTACCTCCCCATAATCAATTCCAAATGAACACACCTCAAATCTCAATCCATTACTCAGGCCATTCCAACCTAAACGAGTTGCCTCAAGTCACAAGCGTTGATGCTGCCGTGGACATACTTAGACCATACTTCGTAAGCGACATGGAAACGCGCGAATGCTGCTACGCCATTATCCTGAACACAGCAGCCCGAGTTCTTGGTGTCGTTGAGATATCGAAAGGAACAATCACCTCGTCCCAAATCAGCGGGCGAATGGTAGCCCAAGCGTGCCTACTTGCGAATGGAACAGGAGTAATCGTAGCTCATAACCATCCAAGCGGAAGAACCAAACCGAGCCAATCGGACGAAAGCGTCACCAAGAAGTTGAAGCAATGCCTCCTAATGCTCGAGATTGATCTGAAAGACCACATCATTTTAACGCGCGATGACTATTATTCGTTCGCAAGAGAAGGCGCATTATGATTTTGCAGTACAACCTATTTGAAGCCACAAAACAGGCTGTAATCGAACCTGAGCATCCATGGCAAGGTTTATTCCCCGATTGGATGCCACAGGTTGGAGGCCTCGCTCAGATGAACGCGGTTATCCTCGAGGAGCAAGGCTACTGTTACGGTGACTGTGTGCGCATCAATTCAATCGAAGGCGAAAACGTCACCTGCACCGTGGAGCATCAGATGGATGCTGAGTGGTGGAAGAACGGAACTGTTTACATCTGCACTCTAAACGACTTGTGTCCTAATATGTATCACAATAATAAATACAATTCACTCAATTAATATCATCAAAATGAAATTACGCATCATCGGCAAGTCCGTGTTCATGGAATTCGAGCACGAAGCCACACACGACAAATCAGCAAACAAATTTATCAAAACCATGATGGGAATCAACCGTCAATGCGCTCTCCAAGCAAACCCGAAGCCTGAACAAACACGAGCTTGCTTAGTCCGCAGATACCCATTCACGCGAGGTCATCACGGCATTCGGAAGAATCAGAAGCTCAATCAATGGCGCGAGCGCAACCGGGAGTTCAAGCTGTTAATACAAATAGAACGCGTATGATTTACACAATTACAACCGATGCGAGCTATGCCGACTAAGCCAACCCGAAAGTGCAGCGTTTGCAGCCAAAGCAAGCCCAAGCACGCGTTCCTAAACGAGTCGAGGGTATGCACCGAGTGCAGGCAACCGCACACCCAACGAAACGCAGAATATAACCGCAGGAAGCGCATGTCGCTATGGGGTGATATATGCGAGTATTTTGTATGCACACCAAATGTAACGGTGCGAGAAGTTGCCGACCACTTCGGAATGCATCAGGTTCATGTAGGCACAATCATCACCAAATATTTAGGAAACGGCAAGCCTGTAATCGTACATTTTGTGCCTGACGAGTAAGTTGCCTACACCGCACATCACCGACACTGAACCCGTTGCCTACACCGCAGCGGGTTTTTTTTTGTTTACACGTTTACACAATCACTATTGATTTTCAGAAACTTATCCAATTTGTAAACGTAAACAGAAAAAATATACAACCCTACTCACACACACGCACACATACGCACACGCGCATGCGCACACACACGTATGTGTATATATATATTTCTGTTTACCTGTTTACATATATATAATACATCAGCAAAATCAGGGGTTTAGGCGTAAACAAGGTGTAAACAAAACAGCGATTTTGTAAACAGATTTTTTATTTCTCTCGCATTATCAGAGACTTACATTTGTTTACGCTTGGATTCATGTTTTCGTAGCGTATATTTGGATTATGGCAGACTTCTACATAGACATCAATCCGGCTATCGACCAAATTCGTAGAGAATTTTATGACGTTTCAAACCCAAGATCAAACGCCAAAATAAACCTTGCAATAGCGCGCGCTATAAACCACACGCTCGCCAAAGCGAAAACTGCTGCCTCTCGTGAAATACGTCAAGAGTACAACGTCAAGGCTAAGGAGCTTAAAGCAGGACTGTCTATCAACAAGACGTCTCGCACGTTCACCGAAGGTATGCTCATAGCTACCGGAAGGCCTCTGCCTCTCATTGCATTTGGAGCACGCCAGAATTTCACGTATGTAAGAGGAGCACATGGTTCAAGAAAGTTAAAAGGTGGAGGAGTAAGTGTTGACGTAATGGGACAACGGAAGATTATCAAGGGGGCTTTCATTGCTACCATGGACAGTGGACATACCGGTGTATTTGCACGCGGAAAGTACAGCGGGAACGGCTTCGACTTCCGAGAGAAGCGTCTGGTTAAAAAAGGCAATGACCTTGCCATTAACGAGCTCACTACATCATCAGTACCCAAGATGATGCAGAACAATGCTGTGATTAAGAACCTCACATTGTTGCTAGAGAGAGACTTCCCTGCACGTCTACAACACGAAGCCTCGCGCTTACTATCTCGCAGGGATTAACTACATTCATTTACACAAGGCTTACAAAAGGCTTGCAAAAGCCTTCAAATGCGCGAAAAAACTGCCCTGCAAAAACCTTAGGTTCTTCCCCATAAGCCCTACTGCGGGTGGGAACACCCCGAGTTTTCAGCAGTTGCAGAGTTGGATTTTGGGTTGCGGTAACCCACCTCCATTCACGGGTTTGCCACGTTCGCACATCGTTTGTATTTGAAATTCAGGCGGTGGCGCAAAAATAAGGTACTAAGGTTTGCGGGTTCGCAAACTTTTATTACCTTGCATGCCATGAAGTTCAAGATAGAATACAAAAAGACGGATGCGCTTATTCCGTATGCGCAAAACGCTAGGACGCATTCAGAGAACCAAGTCGGTCAGATTGCTACATCTATTGAAAAGTTCGGGTTTGTGAATCCGGCACTGATACGTTCGGATTTTACAATCATTGCCGGTCATGGGCGCGTATTGGCTGCCAAGCAGCTAAAACTTAAAGAAGTTCCTACCATCGTCCTTGACCACCTTTCTGAACGAGAAGCAAATGCTCTTGTTCTTGCTGACAACAAACTTGCCCTGAATTCGGGATGGGACTTTGAAAAGCTAAGCAACGAGATAAGCACCCTTGCTGAATTGGACTTCGATATTTCAGTCATCGGATTTGATGAGCAGGAGTTGGACGCGCTGCTAAAGGATGCAGCGGATATACTTCCGAGCGGATCACTGGAACCTGAAAGCGTTGTCAATGTAGCTTCCCACATTCGTACATATACTAACTCAGAAGTTGATATTGATAATTTGGAAGACATCATGATTCTGAAAATAAAACTGTCAGAAAAAAATTTTTTCAAAGTAAAATCTGCACTTGAAAAAATAGACGAGAACATAAGTGAGGCAATTGTTAAACTGATAGACCAACAATAACATGTTTGATTACAAGTGGAATATTATGGCTAATGTATCGTACCAAGTATATTTGCAAACATTGAAATGAGCGAAGAACGCATATCGTTGAGAGAATACGGCAGGCGCATAGGAACGTCAGATACCGCTGTTCGGAAAGCCATCAAGGCCGAGAAGATTGTGCGCGGTGTAGTGTATGATGCCAACGGCAAGCCGTACATCATCCCGTCAATCGCGAACGCTGAGTGGGCTAAGTCGTACGATCCGAGTTACGAGCGTGTGACTCAGTCCGGAGGTCGTGCAACGGTTTATAGTGCCGCTCCTCAACCTATTGAAGACGCTGTCGCTCCACCTTCTACGAATCAAACGACAGACACTTCGCTTGCGGCAGCTCGGAGAGCGCAGGCTGTATATAAAGCGAAGATTCTTGAACTTCAAATGAAGGAAAAGCAAGGATCGCTCGTTGACAAGCAGTTCGTATACAAGACGCTTTTTGAGGCTGGGCAGGAAGTTCGTTCGGCTTTGCAGGCAATTCCGGACCGGGTGATTGACAATGTACTCGCAGCCCGATCGCGAAACGATGCTCACAAGATTTTATTCGATGCGATATCCGATGCATTGGAGCAGCTTTCCGATATTCAAAAACGCGACATTACAAAAAGATAAATGGACATTATCAGCGGGTTTTTAGATGGGCTAAGGCCGGAGCCACGACTAACGGTAAGCGAGTGGTCCGACAGGTTCCGGGTTCTTTCACCAACCGCCTCGTCTGAACCGGGGCTGTGGCGTACTTCGCGTGCGCCTTACCTAAAGGAGATTATGGACAGGCTGAGCGCGAACGATCCCACTCAGGAAATCGTAGTGATGAAGGGAGCGCAGCTTGGGTTCACAGAAGCGGGTAATAATTGGGTTGGGTACATCATTGACGTTGCCCCGGCACCCACGCTGATGGTGATGCCAACGGACGACACGGTGAAACGAAACTCAAAGATTCGTATCGACCCTATGATTGAGGCGACACCACGCCTTCGGGAGAAGATTGCGCCTGCTCGCTCTAGGGACAGCGACAACACGGCACGAAGCAAGGCGTTCCCCGGTGGGGTGTTGGTGATGACTGGAGCAAACTCCGCTGTTGGGCTTCGTTCCATGCCGGTGCGGAATTTGTTTCTCGATGAGGCAGACGGTTATCCGATTGATCTTGACGGAGAGGGTTCGCCAATAGACTTGGCTCGAGCTAGAACGCGGACGTTTGCGAAGAAGAAGATATTCATAGTCAGCACTCCAACGGTTGAGGGAAAGTCGGTTGTGGAGAACGAGTTCATGATGACCGACCAACGGTACTTCAATGTGCCGTGTCCTCATTGTGGGGCTATGCAGGTATTGAAGTGGTCGCAACTGCGTTGGCAGTCGGGTCTGTATCACACAGCGCGGTATCAGTGTGAATCGTGCGAGGAGCTCATTGAGGAGCGATTCAAGACAGAGATGCTTGCAGAGGGGTGTTGGGTACCGAAGGAGCCGAACAACGAAAACCCGAACAAGGTCGGTTATCACATCAACTCGTTGTACTCGCCTTATGGTTGGTATAGCTGGGCGCAAGCTGCTGAGGATTGGAGTAAAGCGCAGGGCGATGTAAACAAGCTGAAAACGTTTGTGAACACCGTGTTGGGTGAGACTTGGAAGGAGAAGGGAGAAGCACCTGCGTACATGAACCTATACAACAGGCGCGAGGATTACACATTCAATACTCCACCAAAGGGCGTATGTTTTATTACAGCCGGGGTGGACGTTCAGAAGGACAGGCTCGAGTTGGAGATTGTCGGATGGTGTAAGGGAAAGCGCACCTACTCTTTGGACTATCGCGTGCTGATGGGGGAGACTTCAAAGGTTGATGTGTGGGACGAGTTGGCGAAGGTGGTTGGCGAGACGTGGCAGCGCGAGGACGGACTTCGGTTGTCTATGCACATGATGGCAGTTGATACCGGATACAACACCACTCACGTTTATAACTTCTGTCAAAGGTTCGATGCGACACGCGTTATTCCTGTGAAGGGTGACGACAGGTTGCAGATGATTCTTCGCCCACCGAAGTCGGTACACATCACCCGAGAAGGAAAGAAGATTGGATCTGTTGGCGTTTACGGAGTGGGCGTATCGCTGTTGAAGTCCGAGCTATACGGATGGTTGAAACAAGAGATTGCAGAAGGAGGCGATATCCCACCGGGTTATTGCCACTTCCCGGAATACGAGCAGCACTACTTCAAAGGCATCACAGCCGAGGAGTTGCAGTTCAAAATAGATAGAAAAGGGTTCAAGGTTTACGAGTGGGTGAAGAAGTTTGAGAGGAATGAACCATTGGATTGCCGGGTGTATGCGAGAGCAGCAGCGGCAGTGGTCGGGATAGACAGATTTGCGGATGAGCACTTCGATATTATCGCAGGTGTGAGTGGGCAGGAGGATAAGCCAAAGATACGGAAGTCAACGTTTTGGAACAGATAACCCGATTTATATGGAACACAAACAACTTAAGCGCATCCAATTGGACGCGAACACTCAAATCTTCGTATTGCCTCACGTAGATGAGGCTGCGGTAATTGAGAAATTTAAAAACAGACACGATCGTGCCGATTGGCATACGATAGGGCGAATGAGCAACGACTATGGCAAACGACAAAATGTATCTTCTAAGGGGTACGGTGCGGATTACTGAGGGCGATAAGCGTAAGACATCTCGGGTCGTTCCATTTGAAGGAGGCATCTGCAAGGGCGACTCCGAGGAACAGGTACGCGCATCGTTCAGATGGTTTAGAACACAGAAGGACAGGATCAAAGCGAAGAATCTCGAGGACGATGGTCGGGTGGAGCTTGTGACATGGGAAATCATTCGAGCTTTGGGATTGAACCAATAAAAGGTTTATATTTGACTCATGGCAGATACACCGGAATTTACGCAAGCGAACCTTACAGCTATTAACGCAGCCATTGCTACAGGAGCACGAGAGTGTTGGTACGGTGACAAGCGTGTTGCTTACAGGTCATTAGATGAGATGATTCGTATTCGCGACCTTATCAAAGAGAACTTGGGCTTGAAGGAAGAGAATACTACGCGCGTGTTCGCGAGTTTTAAAAAGGGGTTTAATTAAACGGCTATGAATATAGTAGACAAAGCGATTGGTTTCTTTAGTCCGAAAGCGGCATTTGAACGCGAGCGTTTCAGGATGGCTCAGTCTATCCTTGTGGATCAGCAGCGTAAATACAACGCAGCCTCAAACGGCAGGAGAACTGACGGTTGGGTTGCTTCAGGAACGAGTCAGAACGCGGAGGCTGAGCTTGCGCTTCATAAGCTGCGAGAGCGCAGCCGAGATTTGGTGAGGAACTTCCCTTACGCAGCTCGAGCGATTGACGCTATCGAGTCGAACACGATTGGAACAGGTATTCGTCCTCGTCCGAATGTGGAGAAGGGCAGAGCAAAGCAGCGCATCGTTTCGGCATGGAAGGACTGGGCGGAATCAACAGAGTGTGATTTTGACGGAGTGCATGACTTCTATGGATTGCAGGGCTTGGTGATGCGAACAGTTGCCGAGAGTGGAGAGGCAATCATACGCAAGCGAAGAACAGGAAAACACAAGCTTCAACTGCAGGTAGTTGAGGGCGACTATATCGACACAAATAAGAACGGAACAGGAGCCGATGGTTCTCGTTGGGTTCAAGGTGTTGAATTCGATGCCAAGGGGAACAAGGTTGCGTATTGGATGTTTGACCAACATCCAGGTGATACGTTCCGAATGTTCCCAACATCTCAGCGTTACCCAATAAGTGAGTTCACTCATGTATATATGATGAAGCGACCTGAGCAAGTTCGCGGCACTCCATTTGGCGTTGCGTCAATGATGCGAATGTTCGACTTTGACGAGTACGAAGATGCGCAACTTATCCGTCAAAAGATAGCAGCGTGCTTCGCTGTGTTCGTTAACTCAACCGGTGACGGTTTGGTAAGCGGATCAAAGAACGCTGACCGTGCCGGGCAGGTTGAGCCGGGAATGATTGAGTATTTAGCACCGGGGCAAACAATGTCGTTTGCTGCACCTCCCCCTGCTGAGGGGTACGATGAGTACACTCGGACGCTGTTACGTGGAATCGCTGCAGGTTATGGTATCACTTACGAGGTTTTGACAGGTGACTATTCAAATGTGAATTTCAGTTCAGGACGTATGGGATGGATTGAGATGCACAGGAACATTTACAAGTGGCAATCGCGCATGATAATTCCTATGCTCTGCAACGTGGCGTGGGAGTGGTTCACTACACAGATGTTCATTGCGGGTAAGATTAGTTCACCCGTTACCGCATCGTGGACGACACCTAGCCGTGAGATGATTGATCCGACAAAAGAGATAGCAGCTGCTGCGGAAGCGGTTCGGAATGGATTCAAGAGCCGCTCGAGCGTAATACGCGAACACGGTTCCGACCCCGAAGAAGTGTTGCAGGAGATCGTTGACGACAACGCAAGCGCGGATAAAGACGAGCTAAAATTCGACAGTGACTCTCGTTTCAGAACAGGCGTGAAAGCAGTATTGGAAGCACCCGCAGAAGTTCAGCCAACAGAATAGTTGGAAAATTCAAAATAGAAGTATACCATTGTCTTAACAAAAAAAGGTATGAGCAAAATTAAAATACCCAAAATGGAGCTGAGAGCGGAGTTTTCTCCGAACTCATACAATAAGGAGAATCGGACGGTTGACGTTGTGTTTGCCACTGAGGCACCTGTTTTCCGGGATGGTTGGGACGGGCCGTTCAAAGAAGTCCTTTCGCTAAAGGAAAATAATGTACGCCTCGAGCGTGCATTGAAGCGCGGACTACCGTTGCTGAACAACCACGACAAATACTCAGGTGTTGGAGCGGTAATAGGCAGAGCCGAGAGCATTCGATTTGAAGGCAAGAAGCTTACTGCATCAATCCGTTTCAGCCAACGCGAAGACGTTAGAGAGATAGAGCAAGACGTAGCTGATGGAATCCTGACGGATATCAGTTTCGGGTACCGCGTATATAAGTACGAAGAAACTACGGGTGCAGACGGAGAAGTTCCAACGCGCACCGCAACAGATTGGGAGCCAATGGAAGTGTCGTTCGTGACAATTCCTGCCGACTATAACGCGGGTGTTAGGTCGGATAACGGTGAGCAGTATGAAGTAGAAATCACTCGCAAAAACGAAGAACCAAATATAAAAATGACAGAAGCAGAAAAAAAGGCATTGCGTGACGCGGAGCGTCAACGTGCCGCAGACATCACGAAGGCTGTGGCCGAAGCAGGCCTTTCAGCCGATTTCGCTCGCGGTCTTATTGACAACGAGAACATGACTGTTGAATCCGTTCGCGGAGTAATCACAGCAGAAAAAGAACGCCTACAAAACGACCCTACCAAGGCTCGCGAAGAAGGTGCAAAAGCAGAGCGTCAGCGTAGCGCGGACATCGCTAAAGCCGTTAAAGCAGCAGGATTGTCTGACGAGTTTGCTCGCGGTCTTGTCGAAAACGGAACGGCTATTGATGCAGCTCGCACAGCAATCATCGAGGAGCTTGGAAAGAATGACCCATTCGAGGGAACTCGTTCGGGTGTAAAAGTTGGCACCGACAACAAAGAAGAGATGCGCAGAGAGGCTACGGAAGCAGCCCTTGTAACGCGTGTTATGCCTGAATTGGCTAAGCCTGAAAAGGGAGCCTACAGTGCGGACGTTGTTCGCGAGGCAAACAACTACCGTCACATGACGTTGTTGGATTTGGCTAAGGATGCTCTCGTTCGTAGTGGCGTGAACATTGTTGGTATGGACCCGATGCAGATTGTTGGCCGCGCGTTCACCTCTAGCACATCGGACTTCCCTGTGTTGCTTGAAGGCACTAACAGACGTGTGTTGCTTTCCAACTACAACGCTGTTGCAGACACTTGGAGAAAGTTCTGTTCAACTGGTAGCTTGAGCGACTTCCGTGAAGCTAAGCGTTTGAGAATGGGAACGTTCTCGGACTTGCAGTCTGTGAATGAGAACGGAGAGTTCAAGAACAAGAGCATCACTGATGCTGACTACGAGAAGGTTAGCCTCTCGACAAAAGGTAACATCATCAACGTATCACGTCAGATGATTATCAACGATGACTTGGCTGGGTTCACCCGTTTGTCAGGCATGTTGGGTAGAGCTGCAGCTCGTTCGATTGAGAACGATGTGTACGCAGTTCTTGCGTTGAACTCAGGATTGGGACCTGTATTGGTTGACGGTAAGACGTTGTTCCATGCAGATCACGGGAATATTGCAACCGATGCCGGAGCTCCAACTGTAACCCGTTTTGACGCAATGCGCGTTCAGATGGGAAAACAAATGGACAAGGACGAGAACGACTACTTGGACATTCGTCCTTCGTTGTGGTTAGGTCCTATGAACTTGGCTTCGACTGTAAGAATCTTGAATGGTTCACAGTACGATCCTGATGCAACCAACAAGTTGCAGCGTCCGAACGTAGTGAACGGCTTGCTTTCAGATGTAATCGACACCCCTCGTTTGAGTGGTAACGCTTACTATATGTTTGCGAACCCGGGCGAAGAACCTACGTTGGAGGTATCGTTCTTGAACGGTGTTCAAACACCATTTATGGAAAGCCAAAACGGGTTTGAAGTGGATGGAGTGAAATGGAAAATCCGCTTGGATTACGGAGTCGGAGCCGTTGGTTTCCGTGGAGCAATCCGTAACGCAGGAGCGTAAGGTAATCGGGGAGGGTAAAACCTCCCCTTATTTCAAACCAATAAACAGAAGAAAGACATGCAAAATTTCATTCAAGAAGGTGAGCATTTAGAGTTCACCAATGGAACAGGTTCTACCATCACAAGCGGTTCGCCTGTGTTTGTAGGCAGAATCGTTGGCGTAGCGTTGGGAGACGTAGCTAACGGAGCAAAAGGGCAAATGCGCACTGAGGGCGTGTTTGAATTCGCGAAGAAAGCATCGTTGGCAATCTCTGCCGGTGACGTGGTATTTTGGGATTCAACACCTGGTGAAGTGACTAAGACTGATGCTGACGGTGTATTCATTGGATACGCGGTTGAAGCAGTTGCGGGAGCAGGCACTAAGGTTAAAGTAATGATTCAATCATTCCCCGGTGCGATTGACGGTGTAGCAGCCGTTTAGTCCTAAACACATTTAACATTACGAACAGCCTCCAATCAGTGGGGCTGTTCTAAAATAAAACATGAGCAACCCGTTTGACATACTTCAAGAAAATAGCTTCAATGTCGTTACCGCGACAATGGGCTATGATGCAGCGTGGACACCTCTCGAGGGAGGAGATGCTCAGCAGGGTAGAGTTCTTTTCAAGGACCCAACAGAAATGAGCGAGCTTGCAGGGATGGAATACAGCCCTGTTGGCTTCATGATGGAGTATCGCCTTGGGGTGTTTTCAGGCCTATTTGAAAGCGTTCGCAGTGGCAACCCTGAAAAGGTATCAGTCAACGGAATTATGTACTACGTCCGTGATGTGAAGTCCGTTTATGATGGCAAAACATTTCGGGCAAAGATAGAACCAACAAAGCAGTAAGGTGGACTTCGGACAGATAGAACAGGAACTATGCGACAGGATAGCTTCATACACAGGTAGGAAGTTTGAGGTTGTTCCCATTCCAGAGGTGGAAGCGGATTTCAACAGACCTGTTGAAACATCTCGTATAACGGTTGCGTACAAGTCTAGCGACTTCAATCAGGGAGGTGGGCGTGGTGGTTCATCTGAAGTGAAGAGCATCACAAATTTAATCCAAACGGAGATGCTGACATTCCAAGTGACGATTCAGGCTCGGAAACTCAGAACTGCTGACGGCATTTACAAGGGTATTGCGTTAGTTCGTAAGGCCTTGGTTGGGTTCAAACCTTCGGACTGTGACAAGCTAAAAATTGCGTTTGTCGCGCACGTTAAGTACGAAGAGAGTCTGTGGAATTTTATCATTGAGTTTTCAACAACTACGTTCAGCGTGGAAGATGAAGAAGGAATGGGAGAGGAAGTATTTGCAGATGCGATGACGCTAATACAAGTAGAGGGAAACCTTGGGAGGAGCGAAGTCCCACTTCCAAATGAATAGCGAATTATCTATATTTATATAAACATAAAACATAAAACAGAAACAAACATGGCAGCTAACTATCTACATGGTGTAGAAACCATCGAACTGAACAAGGGTCCTGTACCCGTATCGGTTGTAAAATCAGCCGTTATTGGGCTTGTGGGTACAGCACCCAAAGGACCCGTTAACGCGCTGACTGTCGTTCAGTCCGCAATGGATGCGGCTCAGTTTGGTGAACAAGTACCAGGATTCGACATACCGCAGGCGCTCGCAGCTATCTTGGCTCATGGCGCAGGCTTGGTTGTCGTTGTTAACACGTTCAACTTTGCCACAAACACGGCACAGGTTACGGACGAGGTATTGTCAGCAACTGCGAACGGCAAAACGAAACTTGCATTCGCTCCTATTCCCGATGCAGCAGGCGCAAGCTCGCTGTCAATAGTGAAGGGATCAAATACTGCGGTAGCCGCATCGGCTTACAGCATGGATGCTTACGGCAATCTTACCGTATTGGACTACACGGTTATTCCCGAGGGAACAGTATTGAAGGCCACATACAAGAAATTGGACGCAGCAACGTTATCCGATGCCCAAATGATTGGAACGGTAAACTCCGGCACCAACGTGAAGACGGGTTACAAGTTGTTTGCTGAGTGCTTCAACAGCTTTGGTTTCGTGCCAAAGATTTTGATTTCGCCAAACTTCTCGGAGAAACCTGCGGTGGCAACAGAGATGTTGTCGGCTGCGGACAAGTACCGTGCTATCGCGCTGTTGGATGCTCCTGCTGGAACAACACCACAGGAAGCGATTGCAGGGCGTGGACCTGCGGGAACTGTTGGCAGGTTCAACACCTCAAGCAAGCGCGCGTACCTGTTGTACCCTCGTTTGAAGGCATTTGACCCTGCGACCAACGCAATCGTACTCAGACCGTATGCACCGTTCATGGCAGGCGTAATGGCTGCGACAGACAACAGCTTGGGCTATTGGAACTCGCCTTCAAACAAGGAAATCAAAGGCATTACAGGCATGGAACGCAACCTAACGGCTGCGGCAAACGATGCAGGTACGGAAGTGAATCTGCTCAACGAGAAGGGCATCACAACCATCTTCAACAGCTTCGGCACAGGGCTTCGCACTTGGGGCAATCGCTCTGCAGCGTTCCCGACTTCGACAGCTCCTTCAAATTTCATCAGCGTGCAGCGCACAGCCGACATCATTCATGAGTCGCTCGAGCTTGCGATGTTGCAGTTCATTGACCGTCCTATCACACAGGCAACGATTGACGCTGTGAGAGAAACCGTAAATGGCTTTATGCGCAGCTTGATTCAGCGTGAGGCAATCGTTGACGGCAAGTGTACGTTCGACAAAGCGAAGAACACACCTGTTGAATTGAGCGCAGGTCACCTGACCTTCGACATCACGTTCATGCCTCCAACACCTGCTGAGCGTATCACGTTTGACAGTTTCATTGACATCAACCTTCTTAAATCACTTGCATAATCATGGCAACAGCAATCAATAGACTTACCAACGCCAACGTATACGTGGATGGCGTGAACTTCCTTGGCAGGGCTGAGGAAGTAAACCTTCCCGACATGAAGTTCAAGATGTCTGAGCACAAGGCTCTTGGAATGTTCGGGACGTTTGAACTGCCTTCGGGAGTAGAGAAACTCGAAGCCAAGATCAAATGGAACTCGGCATATGCTGACGCGCTTCGTAAAAGCTCTGACCCGTTCACGGCTGTTCAGTTGCAGATTCGCGGTAGCTTGGAGACCTATGTGGGTGGAGCAAGAACTTCTCAAGTTCCTTACGTTGTGTACCTGACAGGAACGTTTAAGAACGCGCCTACTGGCAACTTCAAACAGCACGACAATGTTGAGCTGGAGAGCATGTTCAACGTGACGTACATGAAGCAGGAGATTGACGGAGCCGACATCGTTGAATTTGATGTGATGGCGAACATTTACAAAGTGGACGGAGTGGACAAGTTAAATACTTACAAAGCGAACATTGGTGGATAAATTCGCAGGAACAGGAACATTTTAATTAGCGCGGGTAGGAAACTACCCGCATTTTTTCAATATAACAACAACTACAACACACATGGAAAACAAAACGATTGAACTATCCGATGGACGCAAAGCGACTATCGTAACCGAGCCAAAAGGCTCTCACCAACGCAAGGCGCAAAAGATGATGGGTGACGATACGAGCTTGTTCTTGTTCGCGCTTATCTCTCTCTGCATTGAGATTGACGGCAAGCCTATCACTATGGAAGAGCTTGACGAGATGCCGATGAAGGACACGATCAAACTTCAAGCGGAGTTCGCAGGCGTAAATTTTTAAGTGGCGAGGACTTTATGTTCCTCGCGCACTTTTCAAATACTCCCATTCCATCTCTGATGGAGATGGACGCAAGAGAGTTAAACTTTTGGCACGTTGAAGCCGTTAACCTGCATAATAAACTAAACAGACCACCTGATGGATAAACTTCTTAGAGTAGCCGTAGTCCTTAGCGCAATCGACAAGATGTCGGATGTGGTTAAGGGTGCGACTAACAAATCAGTCAAGGAGATGGAACGCCTGAGAAACCAAGATAAGGCGTTGCGTGGAGGAGCTCAGATAGCAGCCGGTGCTGCTGTATTGGGAGTCTTGCAGAATCAGGTTAAAGCTGCTGCCGACTTTGAAACGCAAATGAATGGCGTTCGGAAAGTCGTTGACGGGCTGAATGATAAATCCGCGCTAAAAGAGTTTGCGGGAGACATTGAAAGATTGGCTAGGGAAATTCCTTTGCCAACAGAACAGCTCATTGATCTTGCTGCTGCGGGTGGTCGTATGGGTATTGCGCGAGAGAACCTTGCTCAGTACGTGCGAGACGTGTCTAAAATGAGCATGGCGTTTGATGTTCCTGCTGGGGAGATCGGAGAGCAGATGGGTAAGCTCGCCACTATGTTTGATATCCCAATCAATAAAATCAGCGACTTAGCTGATACAATCAACTATTTGGATGATAAGACTCAGGCGAAGGGTCCTGAAATAATTGATGTACTCATGCGAACAGCGGGTACAGCAAAGCAGATTGGAATTGCAGACAAGAACCTTGCTGCATTGGCATCTACGTTCCTCACGTTGGGTTCACGTCCCGAGGTAGCAGGCACGGCAATTAATGCGTTGATGCGTGAGCTTGCTATTGCTGAGATGCAGCCGAAGCGATTCCAAGATGGACTCGAGGCATTGGGGCTTTCGGCATCAAAGATGCAAAACATGATGAAGATTGATCCGCAGGGAACAATTTTGGAAGTGCTCGAAAAAGTGAAGAACAGCAAGGATGGTTTATCCCTCGCCACTCAGTTATTCGGGAAGGAACACGGAGACGACATTACAAAGCTCGCTCAGGGGTTAAAAGAGTATACGAGTGAACTGGACTTGCTTAATGATGCTAAGCTAAAAGGGTCGATGGATCGCGAGTTTGAGGTTCGTAATGAGGAAGCGAATTCTCAGTACCTAAAGATGACTAATACGCTTGACGAGTTGAAGAGAAGTTTTGGAGCTGGATTATTGGAGCCATTGAAAAAGGCTGCTGAACTGTTCAAGCCTGTTATAGATGCGATAGCCGACTTTGTGAAGGCGTATCCAAAGGTGGCTCAGTTTATTGCTTTGTTCATGGGTTTTTCGGCTGTTGCTGCTGTTGTGGTAGGAGCATTTGCTGTTATGGGCAGTGCTGCTACTGCGTTTGGTATTACATTTAACTTAGCAACTGCAGGCATTCCGTTAATCATCGGAGCTATTGCAGCCGGTGCTGTTTGGGTGATGGCTAATTGGGAAAAGGTATCAGCATTCTTTTCAGGTCTATGGGAAGGTGTCAGAAACATTTTTGCTCAGGCTGTTGTGGCTCTTATTGAACTCGCTGTGGAACCTGCAAAAGCCTTGGAAGCTACAATCAATAAGGTGAAAGAGCTAACGGGTATGGGAAAACAAACCAATGTTGTTGGCAAGTGGGTTACCGAGCATAACGAAACTTATTTCAATAAAATGGGCGTAGTTAATCCAAAGTTTGGGGTGTCGGATGAGTATAGGAAAAAGATGGAAGTTGTTCGTCCTGGGCCGAAGGCAGATGCGTTAGTTCCGAAGAACAACTCAAGCGTTATGAACTTCGCTCCGAACATTACACTTCAAGGTGGCGCAACAAAGGAAGATGGAGTTAAACTGACTGATACAATGAAGTCCGAGTTCAAAAAGATGTTAGACGATTATCAACGCTCGAAAGCGCGTTTAGCTTATTAGATTATGTACGCACAGTTAGGAAACATACGATTTGAGGGGCTGATTGGCTTTAATACGTTTACCAAACGTACCGAGGCGAACTATTCGGAGCATGCTCGCATTGACGGTAAGCCTCGCCTCCAAAAGATAGGAGACAACCTCGACACTATTCGTTTCGATATGCAGTTGCACGCCTCGTTTTCAAACATCGAGGATGACCTTGCGGCACTTCGCACGGCACAGCGCAACGGTGACGTTCTTCCGTTTATTGACGGAAAGGGTACGCTCATAGGCACGTTTGTGATTATGACGATTGATGAGATGCAGTCGCAGACGTACAAAGACGGAACACCGTTCCTCGTGAACCTGAGCATCGAGTTGAAGGAGTACGCAGACGAGCTTACACAGGCTGCGCAGGGCTTCGCTGCGTTCGGGGCTAAGGTGAACGCCTTTGCTCAAGCTCGAAGCAATGCGGGGGCTGTAATGGAAGCGGCTCGAGCCACAACAGCAGCATCAACATCAGCGGGCAACCACATTGATGATGCGAAGAGTGGTAAGCTCGGTGCATTGAAGCGCGCACAGAATGCGCTGAAAAAAGTTCGCGATGGACTGATTAAGATACAGGCTGCGTTGCAGACCGTGAAGAATGTCATCCAAGCGAAGGAGCGCATCGAGAACAACATTGAGCGAGCGAAGAACAGCGTATCGAATGCACTTGTTGCTGTACAGAAAGGAGACATTAACGGTGCGATGGAAGCGAACCGAGAGCTGCAAGAAGGCGTGAGTGCGATGAACGGAGGGCTCACAGAGGTAGCCATTATTTCAGTAACAAGAATACCATCATAACATGGCAGAGTTCACTACATATACAACCAAAGGACAGGAGCGGTGGGATAACATCGCACAAGCTGCGTATGGTGACGCCTCGAAGATGGTGGAGATTATGGCTGCAAACAAGGACGTTGCGCTGTACGACATCTTGCCCGATGGCATTACCTTATATATTCCAGTACTCGCACAAGCTACGATTGACGAAAATTTATTGCCACCCTGGAAGAGATGAGTACAGTAAGAACACCAAAATTCGAGATTGATTACAACGGAAAGGCTGTGACGGCAGAGCTTACTCCATTCATTGTGTCCGTGAACTACACGGATAAGGAGGTTGGGGAGAGTGACGACATCAGCATCACGTTGGAGGATTCGGACGATACGTGGCTGAACGAGTGGTGGCCGACAAAGGGCGACACCGTTAAGCTGCGGTTTGGATATGATGACCTGTTGGTGGATGCAGGCGAGTTCAAGGTTGACGAGATTGAAATAAGTGGACCGCCTTCAGTGGTGGTTTTGAAAGGACTTGCCACATGGACGACAAGCGCAATGCGCTCGAAGGTGAGCAAGGCATACGAGGGGCAAACGCTCAAACAGATAGCACAGGCAATCGCGTCAAAGCACAGCCTGACTTTGGTTGGAGAGATTGGGCTTATCCGATTGGAGCGGAGCACACAGAACAGGGAAACTGACTTGGAGTACCTGAAACGGATAGCTGACGAGTACGGCTATCAGTTTTCTATAAAGGGGCAGCAGCTGGTGTTCGTTTCGATTTTCGACCTCGAGAAAGGCGCACCCGTTGTGGTGTTGGACAAGTCCGACATGAGCTCGTTCAACATGCGAGATAAGAGCTTCGCCACTTACAAGAAGGCTACTGTTAAGTACCACAACCCGAAGGACAGAACGCTTTACACCGCTGACGTGGATAGCGTGGATAACGGAGGAGGCAACCCATTCACGGATGAGACAGCAGCAGACACGCTCGAGATTCGGACCAAGGCTGAGAATAAGCAGCAGGCTGAGGAAAAGGCGAAGGTTGCGTTGTACCGCTCGAGAGCGCAACAGGTTGAAGGTTCAATCACGGTTGAAGGCAATCCGATATTAATAGCCGGAAACAACATCGAGATTGTGAGCATGGGGCAGTTGTCGGGCAAGTACCACATAACCGAGAGCCGTCACGACATCGACAGGAGCGGAGGATACAAAACCTCACTTGCGGTTAAGCGTGTGGGTTACGTTGAAAAAGTGAAGCACAAATCTACTCGAAAGCGGAAAGAACCGAATTATGATGTTAGGGTAATTCAGTAGCAAAACATATATTTGAGGCATGCTTAAATTTGGAATCGTTACACAAGTTGATCCTGCAAAAGCTCGCGTTCGCGTGAAGTTCGAGGAGGACGATGTTGTCTCGGATTGGTTGCCGGTTATTCAGCAGGGAGCATTGAAGAACAAGGCGTATACGCTTCCTGACACAAACGAGCAGGTAGCTTGTTTGATGGATGCGCACGCGGAGAACGGTGTTTGCGTTGGCTCTACTTACAATCAAACGGACGAACCGGGTTTCACATCGGCAGACAAATACGGTGTGAAGTTCGAGAGTGGCGATGAGGTTGTATACGATAGGGCTACTCGTAAGTATCGGGTGAAAACAAACAACGGATTGTTTGAACTAAGTAACAGCGGACCTACGTTGAAGAAGGGAAGCGAAAGCCTAAAACAAATTATGTTGGATTTGATAGATCAGATACTTGCTGAAACACATCCAACAACAGGAGCAGGACCGAGCGGAACACCTATCAATTCACCTGCGTATATTGCAATCAAAACGCGAGTAAATAATTTTTTTGAAGCATAACCATGGCACTGAATAAAACAGCACTGAAAGCATCTATCAAATCAGCGTTCCTTGCTCGTTTGGGCTCAGTCTCAGCGGAGCAGCAGGAGCAACAACAGGAACAGGAACAATAGCATAATGAAACTGAGTGATATCATATCAAAGGATTGGAGCTACTCGCTATCTGAGTTCGGAAAGGTAGTGGAAGGAGCGGACGACCTTTCGCAGTGTGTGTTCATCATTCTGACTACACAGAAGGGTAGCGACCCGCTTCGTCCTGACTTTGGCGTTGACTTACTGAGCTACATTGATGCGCCAATAAACATCGCAGCAGCCAACCTCACGCAAGAGTTGGCAAGGCAAATAAATAAATGGGATACTCGCGTAACGGTAACGAGAGTATCGTACAAAATTGAAGGCTCACAAATAACTTATAAAGTGGATTGGCAACGTGCCGATGGAACAACAAATAATACAGAAGTAACCTATGTCAGATAGCGCACCAATATTCGTTTCAAACGATCCAACGGCAATTATCACGGAGCTTGTTACGGCATACTCTGAACTAACAGGCCGAGTGGTACAGCCTGCACAAGTTGAGCGGTTGCTCATGAACGCGTTTGCGTATCGTGAGAGTTTGATTCGCCAAGCGATTCAGGGTACAGCGGTTCAGAACCTCGTTGCATTCTCGAGCGCGCCTGTTCTTGACTACCTCGGTGAGCTCGTTGGCGTGAAGCGCATCGGTGCGCTACCTGCGACATGCACGATTAGGTTCACATTGCAGGCGAACCCATCAGGGGTGACTGTTCCTATTGGAACGCGTATAGCAACTTCGAGTGGCGTTGTGGTGTTTACCACGGATGACGACCTGAACATTGCAGCAAGCGTGCTCACAGGCACAATCACGGCAACCGCAGCAACAGAAGGAACAGCCGGAAATGGATATGTGCCGGGAGAGGTAAAGAACATCCTCGACCCGTTGCCGTTCATTGCGACTGCTGCGAACACAAACGCCACTGCGGAGGGAGCAGAGGAAGAGACGGACGACAACCTTCGGGAGCGCATCCGCTTGGCCCCAGCCTCATTCAGTTCAGCAGGCCCGAAAGGCGCGTACATCTTTCATGCAAAGACTGCGAATCAGAACATCATTGATGTTGCTGTGTTGAGCAACCTGCCGGGAACGGTTCAGGTTTACCCGCTTATGGCAGATGGAAACACGACACCCGACCAAGTGTTGAATGCGGTGTTTGAGGCGTGCAACGATGACAAAGTACGACCATTGACGGACACCGTTACGGTTATAGCTCCCACCAAGATAATGTATGCGCTTACGGTACGGCTTACGTTGTACGAATTCGCGATTCAGTCGGAAGTTGAGGCTAAAGTTATGTCCAACTTGCTTGCGTTTGTTTTTAACAAGCGGTTGAAAATGGGGCAGGACATACGAGTTAATCAGGTGGAGCGCGAGTGTATTATTGACGGAGTGTATGACGTGGAAGTCCTCAATACCATTACGGATGATCCTCTCGGAAACATCATCGTTGCGGAGACGGAATACGCGTTCTGTCAGTCTATTTTTCTTCAAACAATTGGTAAGACAATAGGGTAATGACAGTGATTAAAGATAGCATAATTGCGAGTGCGCTTCAAGGCAGTGAGGACTTGAAGGCATGGGATATAATGGTGCGCGATAGGTATAACGGTTTAGACCTTACACCTATCCTCATATACATGATTGATACGGTTCCTGCTGCTGCATTGCCTCACCTTGCGCGCCAGTTTGACGTGTTGGGAGTGAAGGGGTGGAAGTACGCCACAACCGAAACCAAGCAGCGCGAGCTATTAAAACAGGCAATAGAGTTGCATCGCTACAAGGGTACGCCTTGGAGCATCAAAGAGGCATTGAGCAGGATAGGCTTTCCCGGTGCTGAGATTATAGAAGGGATCGGACAGTACTACGATGGCTCATTCGCTCACAACGGATTGGTGACGTATAACGGTGTGGGAAATTGGGCGTGTTTTAAGGTAATTATTGACCTTGGAAATGAAAATGGAATCAACGCCACACAGAGCGCGGAGCTTATCGAACTTGTGAACGAGTACAAGAACGTGCGTTCGAGGCTTGTAGATACTGATTTCGTTAAGAATATTGTAGACCAGGTTACGATTACGGATGAGTTTACATTGGAGAGGATTGATGGTACTTTGATTTTCAATAATATAGAAGACCAAGTGACGATGACGGATGAGGTTACTGGTGTATAGTAGTTGAATTGAGAAAATTAATTATAATTGTAACATGGAAACAGAACACATTGGAATGCGCGGAGACGTATCTATAAGAGGCTACAACGAGCGCGGAGAGCTCGTGTACGAGTTCGACAAACAAAACCTTGTTGTGACAGATGGGAAGTTCGTCATGGCTAATCTGTTGGCGTATGGCGATGTCGATCTTATCATTGATGTAATCGGATTCGGAACGGGCTCAGCGGCTCCTGCGTTGACTGATTCAGTCCTCACAGGTTCTTTTACAAAACCAATTGGCGCGGTGTCGTTCCCGTCACCCAACTCAGTAAAATGGGGTTGGGTTTTGGATTTCTCAGAGTTCAACGGAAACACGCTTCGTGAGCTTGGCTTGTATTCGGGTGCACAGGCAGGAGTAGGATTATTGTTTGCTCGCATCGTGACCTCACCAATTGTAAAGACATCAACCATTCGGCTTGAAGGTTCATGGAAAATAACTTTTTAAGACATGGCAAACGTAAGCGAAACACCAAACTTTGATCCTGGTGTATACCGGATTAAGACAACCGACCTCGTTCAAGGCGGAGAAGATGGTATTGCAAATAAAGGTATTAAGAACCTTGCGAACAGAACGCTTTTTTTGAAGCAACAGATTGACAGGTTTCTACTACAAGGCATTAGAAGCGTATCAGCGGCAGCTATCACAAACATGACTGCCTCGGATATTGGGAAGCTTGTTCTCTTGACGACAAACTCTACCTTCGATGTAACGTATAATTTGCTTGCTGCGGATAGTGTTGCAGAAGGAACGAGGTTTGTTCTCAGCGCAATGAACATTTGGGGCGTTGGTGACAATGTCGTAATTGTAAGACCTGTTACTGCAACCAACCTTGTTGATTTAGGTTCGGGCAGGAACTACGGATTAGGCTTGGCAATTCGCAAGTACGATTGGCTAGAACTCGTATCAGATGGAATCGATACGTGGTATATAGTTAACAAGGAATTAAACCAAGATGTTGGGGCTGTAGTTCCATTTGCATTTGCATCAGCGCCTCCGTTTGGATATCTGCTTTGCAATGGAGCTGCGGTTTCTCGCACAACCTATGCGCGATTATTCAACGCCATTGACACCACCTACGGAGTAGGTGACGGTTTTTCTACATTTAACCTTCCTGACTTGCGCGGTGAGTTCATTCGCGGTTTTGACGCAGGACGCGGAGTGGACGCTAGCACTCTCGCTGTAAGTTGCATCACAGCGAACGGAAGTAATATCGTTACCGTCAACGATGGAACGACTGGCCTATTTGTAGGCATGTCCGTAACAGGAACAGGAATTCCTGCGAACACAACTGTCACAGCCATTGGAAGCAGAACCTCAATAACTTTGAGCAACCCCGCGACCGCAACCAACGTAGGTATTACGCTTACGTTTACGTCAACGCGTACCATGGGTAGCACCCAAGCAGACATGCTGAAAAAGCACGAACACTTCTATGCACTTGCTGCAAACATCGTAAACGGAGGAAGCCCAACAACGCCAAATTTAATAGATTGGGATGGAGCTAATTCCGGGCAAAGATATAGCGGGAATACAGAGTACGTTGGAGGGTTTGAAACAAGGCCGCGAAACGTGGCTATGTCTTACGCTATCAAATTTTAAACAATGGCAAAAAAGAAAACATCTGCTCCTGTAAAATTGGAGCGAACAATAATGGAAAACGGCAACTTGCTTGTTTATTCGTACACGGCTGACGGATACTTCTTTGGCACACAGGAAGCCAACCCAAATCCATTGGAGCCGGGCAACTTCCTCATTCCTGCGAGTGCAACGGATGTCTCGCCTACATTTGCAGAAGGCAAGCTCACACGTTGGAACGGTAGCGAATGGGTTTTGGAAGATGTTCCTGAACCCGAAGAGCCAGCACCTGCTCCCGAACTTACGGACGATCAGAAAGCGGAACAGGCTCGTGCGACTCGCAACAATTTATTGCAGTCGAGCGATTGGACGCAGCTCGGTGACGTACCTGTATGGGTTGTGAGCAAGCTCGAATATTGGCAGGCGTACCGCCAAGCATTGCGTGACGTACCGCAACAAGCGGGATTCCCTTCAACTATTAATTGGCCGACAGCACCATGAGCAGAGTAATTGAATTAGCAACTCAAATCGGCAAGCCATTTGAAGGCTGCAAGCTTGAGGCCTATCTGTGTCCTGCGAAGAAGTGGACAATCGGATGGGGGAACACGTTCTTCGAGGACGGAACTCCTGTAAAGAGAGGCGATAAGATTACGCAGCTACGCGCTGAAACGCTTCACCTCTACAAGCTCGCTGAATTTGAAAGCGGTGTCCGTAGGTTAGTGAAGTCAAGATGCACCGACTTTCAGTTGGCTGCTTTAGTTGATTTTGCCTACAATGTTGGACTTGACATTGATGCTGATACTATTGCCGAGGGATTTGGAGACAGCACGCTGTTGAGGCTAGTAAATGCGAACCCAAACGACCCACGTATTTTCAAGTACGTGCTCGATAAGGACGGGATTGCAAAGACAGACTCGTGCGAGTTTTTGAGATGGGTGAACAAAGGAACTTCATTTGAAATAGGACTACGCAGGCGCAACCAAGCGCGTTGCGATATGTATACAAGACGAGCATGAGCAAATTAGCAACTTACTACACAGGGCAGGACATCGCTCTTAAAATAGACCTGAAAACGATTCCGTTTGCGGATGCGTTGGACGTGATTGTTGACGTGTTCAACAATAGCACGCTCGTGAAGACGTTGAAGAAATCGGAGACGATTCCTGGCAACAAGCTCATTGCCGTGGACGAGCATCCGACACAGTGCCTCGTGCGCGTGTTTGTTGACGAAGTTGCAATCATGCAGAAGGGTTACGTGCGCACTGCTATCACGGTAGTTATGGCAGCTGAAGGGTTTCCCGAGGGAAGGCATGATATTTATTTTGGAACGATAGCCCAATTTGAGACGCTATGATTGTAATCGAGCTGAACGCTGAATCGGATCCGATAAATATTGAGGGCGAGTCCTTCAAGCCTGTTGTCGTTTTGAACGATAACGAGGTTCCGCTCGTTTATGTTCCCGGTATGCGCGGAGCGCAAGGATGGACTCCCATTCTTGCGGTGGTTGAGGACGGCTTGAGGAGGGTTCATCAGGTTGTAGACTGGACAGGCAGCACAGGTACGAAGCCTGTAACGGGGCTGTATGTAGGGGCTACGGGGCTTGTTGCGAACATTGCTGATGCGAAGGACATCAGAGGTGCGCAGGGTGAGACTGGAATAGCAGCAGATGAAGATTTTACAACAATAGCAGCATTCAGATTTATGTATAATTACTAAGACAAATATATGGCACTTACAAACGCACAGATACCAATAGTAGCAAACGTCATCAATGGTGGCGTTGGGCTTATTCAGGCAAGCGCAAACACTGTAGCAATCGGTGTAAACACAAACGGTGTGTCTGTTTACACCGCAGGAACAAAAGGAGGGCGTGTAACATCGCTCACAGCGGTTACAGACGATACCGTTACAGTGAATGTTTTCGTGTGGATTTTGCGAGGTTCAACGGTTATCCCTATCGGATTGGTGAACGTACCATTGAGTTCGGGTAACACAAACGGAACACGTTTTAATGTTGATTTTTTAAACGGAACAAACATTCTTGGATTGCCGATTGACAACACTGGAAGAGCTTACATTCCGCTTATGCCAAACGATGTATTGCGAGTTGGTGCATTGGCTAACTTAACCGCAGCACGTACTTGTTGGGTTGCTGCTCACGGTGCAGATTATCAATAGCTATGAGTAACGGACTTCAAAACGGATTGGATAGAGGCATTGCAGCAGGAACGTTTGAGGGAACTCGAAGGGGTGAGCTGTCGGGTTTGGTTGGGAATGATTCCGGGTTTAGGTATGATAATGATGCAATGCGATTTGTTTTGGGAGCAGGAATACAAAACTCAATACAAATATTGGCAATTAATAGATTAGTGCTTCAATTAAAGCGAGCCAATATATGGACCAAAATGAGAGCTGTATATCCATTTGTAGGCGGAACGGAAAGCTCTCATAAATTTAATTTAAAAGACCCACGAGACTTAGATGCTGCTGCTAGATTGCAATTTTTTGGCACATGGTCGCACTCTTCAAGTGGAGCATTGCCAAATGGTGTAAACGCCTATGCAAATACTTTTTTAATTCCATCGACTGCTTTAAGAATAAATGATAGTCATTTGAGCTTCTATTCAAGAAGTAATGTTGGTGCAATTAATGGGTGTGCAATCGGGTCTTATAACTCCACGTTTACTTCAGCAAATCAAATATTAATTAGGTTTGGCGATAATAATTTCTACGCTGCAATTGACAATTCAGGATTTGTGACACTTCCAAATAATAATACAACGGGTTACTATATAGCTAATAGGACTTCAAGTACTGATTTTAGAGCATACCGGAATAATTTGTTAATGGGATTTAATTCGTCTCCATCTGTTACGTTAAACAATTCCTCGATATTTATTGGCGCTAGAAGTGATAGAGGCATTCCCGTATTATACGACAATAAACAATGCGCATTTGCATCTATTGGTTTTGGGCTAACAGATGCAGATGTAGCCAACCTTTACAACATAGTACAACGATTTCAAACAATTTTAGGCAGACAAGTATAATGACATGAAACACAACCTAAACATACAACCAACCATCACTGTTGATGGAATTATCCAGCCATACGCAATCAACTATCCATTATCGGGCTTACTTGCCGAACATTTGGAGCAGCGCATAAACACCGTGAACCCCGAATTGGAAGCACGCGCAGCCGAAGAACTTCGCACAACAGGTGAAGTAGAACTTACCGAAGAAGAGCGTGTGTACATCCACGATGTAGTGGTATCGCTGCCAATTGAGATCTTGCTGAAAGGTAAAATTTTGAAACAAATCAAAGGAGCATGAAAACAAAAATAGGAATCAGCCAATGGCATAAGCCAACCCCCAAGCGGGTGAAGGACATCGTAGAAGTGATTAGCTACACGCTTGCGGGTACAGCGGGCTTCTCGTTCATGACATCGCATCCTGAGTGGAGTACGGTGCTGCTATTCGTAGCCGGGGCAATCGACAAGTTCGCTCCTCGTTTCTTCGGGGAGGAATAAAAATATGTGCCTGACTATCAGGTACATCGGAAACAGTCCCGAAAATATATGTAATAAAATTTGCGTATATGGTCGGGGCGTTGTTATTTAGCGGTCCCGTTCAACGGATAATCAAACACTACCATGAAGAAGTAACATTCCGAATGGAGCAGCAGGCAATCTGAATAGGTTGACAATAATACCTATTGTGGACACGTCCACCGAAGCTGTGACCGAAACGGTTTTTCGAGTAGCTCAGTTGGTTAGAGCGGCTCTGTGTATAACGGGGCATGTCAGCGGTTCGAGTCCGCTCTCGAGAACGAAAGGTATCACAGGGCTGAAATGACGGGCTGAGAAGGTGACGCGAACACGCTCAGACTTGCGCAGGAAAACCGTCAGGAACGCGCTCAGCCCTGTGATACCAAAAATATTGCCGACAACGCGTGATGTAATGGAAAACGGCACGTAGATACTTAGGCAATCGCAGCGTAAGCTCATGCGTTAACGAGTGGAGCGGGTGCAACACCGCACTATGTTTCAGCATCATGTGACACTTAGTTCCTCAAGAACGGTGACGGGCACGAAAACTGATGACAAGAACGGAAAGACGTACGGCCGAGTGCAGACGGCATATAGTCTGCACTCGGAGTTTCGAGTGGCGGAGTTGGATACGCTCCTGACGGCAAATCAGGAACACGCAGGTTCGAGTCCTGCCTCGGAAACAAACCTTAAAACGGCAACATACACATGGAAACAACATCACGCTACGCAGGGATTAGCCAGCGAGACAGAATCGCACTACGCGAACTGAACCGAAAAGAACGTATCGAAGCACGCAGAACACGCACCGTTCCACCGCGTTCAAAACAATCGCTGAACTATCCTTTCACTCATGAAGAGGTTGATGGATTGATGGGCTACACATCATCATGCACCAAAATCGGAACACGTAAGAACGCATACGGAGAGCTTGAGCAGGTGTTCGCACCGAACCGTAGAGAGCGTAGGCAAGAGTTACAGACACGCGCCAACAAAGCATGGCACGGCAAGTACGTTGACCATTGGCAAACAGTTATTGACAAAGAAGGAAACATGAAGCGCATTGCGCACTTCACAAAATAATCCCGTTGCGCATGAGTAACGGAACAGGAGTAGGTTAGGTAAATCACCTTCATACACCTCGGCTTTAGGTGCTCCGACATAAGCAGCCACCCTGTTGTTAGCGCAACAGGTTAACAGCCTCGCCTCACGGTGGGGCTGTTTTTATTTCTGAGGCGAATAACTCGAGGATAGGGTAGAGAATGCGCCTACCGTTTATAAATGTCGGTGGGCGCATCCATTGGCATCTCCAACGGGCATTACATCAATCCCTCTTCGGTTGGCTGTGTATTAGCTTGTTCATCTGCTTTCAGCTGTTCAACAATCTTTGGTGATTCACCAGTTTGAACGAGTTCGGCCTCTTGATTTTCGGGCGTTAACCTTCTGCTGCGCGTAGCCTTTGGCTTGGCTGTTTGCTCCGACACCTGCGTGTTGAGTTCGGCAATCGGTGCGGGTGCCTCGGATGCATCGGGGCTGCCGAACCAATCTGACGGCTTGCTCATGTTGTCACGAAGCGATTGGTATATGGTGGTGAGCTGAACGATGTCCTCTGACAGCACCGAATCGAGCTTCTTTCCAAGCCTCTGTTCGATGTGCTCCTTGTTTACGCCAAAGGGAGAAAACGCTTTGAGCATCTTCTTAACGCGGTCCTCAATCGGTTCCGTATTTGCGCCCGCAAGTGTGGCGTAGCATTGCTCAACCGCAGCGTCCACAATGTCAGGCGGTAAGATAGCCAAGATACGAGCGCGCAATCTGCGTCCACCGTTGTTGGCTGTAATCTCGTAAATGTCGCGCGGGTCTGTTAGTCGTTTAACGCCATTCTTTGTGTGCAGCTCGTGTTTTACGGTGAACTTTTGCGAGCTGAAGGTGTTCGTTTCCAAGTCCCAACAGTATGCTTCCATCTCAGAGACACCTTCCTTTTGGGACAGCTCGCGGATGCCGTAGTCAATGTTTCCCCATGCACGGGCAAGCTCTTCAGCCAATCGGATTGATGGACCTGTGATGACCTGTCCACCACGAGGAAACGAGTACATGGCTGCTTCGGCAAGTCCCTTGCGAGCGCAAGACTTCATGATGCGTTCGTAAGCAGCAGCCTGATCGCGTGGAAAACGTTTAGCTACAATGAGCTTGCCCTGCGCTTCGGCAATGGCTCTGCTTTCTTCAATAGCAACAGCTCCTTGGTTGATGTGTTGATGACGTTCCGATTGAAACGGGTTCGCTGCGGTCACATCCTGTGACGGGCGAGCGATGTTTGTGTTTGTTGTGTTCATGTTTATCTGTGTGTTGTTTAGTTTCTATAAGCCCAAGCTGGAAGCTGAGCGGGTTTGATGTCTATGCCGTATGCTGGGAACTCCCCGGAGATAAGGCACTCGTGATACGTGCGAAGGTCGGCTTCGTATTCGCGCCTTCCGCGTGCTATTTGTTCGGGTGTCAAATAGTACAGAGCAACCGCGTAAGGTGCGGACTTCTCCACCGCAATGAAGATGAATCCTCGCGGTTCGTTTCCAGTTGCCTGCCTATACGCATCGGTATAGAACGCGCCTTGTACATCGTAACGGTAGTTAAAAATCGACTTGCCGAAACCAGCAGGCGAAGCGTCCTCGGTAGTTTTCAAGTCCACTATAAAACCGTTGTGGCTTTGCCAATCCATTTTCGACTTGCATTTAACTTGAATCGCATTGAAGTTTTTGTCCTCACCTTGCCACAGCCAATCCACGCGTTGTTCGGCTACGCCTCCCTCAAGCAGCAAGGCTGCGGTTGGATGATTGTACACTGCCTCTTTAATCTTGAGGCAGGTTTCAAAGTCTTCCGAGGATAGGATCGTTTTGCCTGCATTCTCGCGGGCGAAATCCTGCAACCACTCTTTGTATTTGTTGGTTTGCTTAGGTGCCTTGCCTCCAATCTCAGCGATGATTGCAGTATCATTGATAACTACGAACTTCTTCATGAAGTCCTGCGGCTCGAACACGGCCATGTGAACCGCACTACCCATCAGCAGGGCAGGCGTTTGTTTTTCGCGCTCTCGATTTGGATCGAGATACTTCGCATAATAATGAGCAGGCGACTTATGGATTAAGTCGAGCCCACTCTTGCCAATACGAGACTTGTCAGCGTGATACGCCTCGTTGTCATCGGCTTTCATTGAGTTGTGTGTTGTGTCCATTTTAATCACTTTTTTTTGTTTGTGTGGTGCAAATTTATTTTTATTTATGAAAAAAACAATATATTTGCTCAAAAATTCATAACAATACATGGCAGTTACTAAGACATCATTCAAAATCACGGATAACACGTTCGCTTCATTGAAGGCCGCGTGCGATGAAGCAGGCACGAACCTGAGCGAGGCATGCAGGGAAGCGGGCGTAAACCGCTCCACCGTGGAGCGTTGGAAAACCGAAGAACCGAAAACGATCACAGTAGTGCGCAAGCTACTCAAGGTGATTGATAAGAAGAAGGCGCACAACTAACCAACACACACTCAACACACACAAGCGTATGCTACAACTTAGAGACTACCAACGAAAGGCGGTAGCGGACATTCGAGAGTCGTTTCTGAAAAACAGCCGATCACCATTATTGGTACTTCCAACAGGTGGTGGTAAAACAGTCGTGTTCTCCTATATCGCAGCTACCACAGCAGCGCGAGGTAAGCGCGTACTCATACTCGTTCACCGGATAGAGCTGCTCAGACAAACATCCGAGGCCCTCCGAAAGTCAGGCGTTCGCCACGGATTAGTGAACCCGAAATTCACGCCCGATTTGTCGGCACCCGTGCAAGTGGCATCGGTGCAAACAATCATCAAACGCCTCCACCTGTTCAAGTCGTTTGACCTCATAGTTGTTGACGAAGCCCATCACGCACTTGCCACCACATGGAAGCGGATAATCGACCACTACAGCATGGCTCGCGTGCTTGGCGTTACGGCTACCCCATGCAGAGCTGACGGCACAGGACTTGGAATTGAAGCGGGTGGTGTGTTCGATGACATCATTATCGGACCGCAGGTTTCCGACCTCATCGCGAAAGGCTTCCTCGTGAAGCCTGTTATCTACGCACCTGCTGAACGGCTCGACCTATCAGGGCTGCGTACAAAGATGGGTGACTACGACAACGCACAGCTCGAGAACTTGATGGATAAGCCAACCATCACAGGGGATGCGGTATCGCACTACAAGAAGCTGTGTGATGGCGTTCCTGCGGTGGCGTTCTGCGTATCGGTTCGGCATGCACAGCACGTTGCCGAAGAGTTTAGAAGGGCAGGCTATCGCGCCTACCATGCGGACGGCTCATTGGATGATGATGTGCGCAAGCGAATCCTAAACGGACTCGGCAACGGCACGGTTGACGTTGTAACGAGCTGCGACCTCATCAGCGAGGGAACGGACATCCCTGCCATTGGAGCAGCTATCCTGCTTCGTCCCACTCAATCGTTGGGGCTGTATCTGCAACAAGTCGGGCGTGCGCTCCGTCCATGTGCAGGCAAAGAACGCGCTGTGATTCTCGATCACGTTGGAAACGTGCTCACCCATGGATTGCCTGACGAGATTCGGGAATGGTCGCTCGAGGGAGAGCAGCGCAAAAAGAAGAAGAAGGAGGACAAAGAGAAAACCATTCAGGTGAAGCAGTGTGAGAAGTGCTACGCGATTCACGAGCCTGCACCTATCTGCCCGGTGTGCGGTCACATATACGAGGTGAAAGAGAACGCACCGCAGCAGGTTGACGGAGAGCTTCGCGAGCTGAGTGCGGATGACAGGCTTCGATTGAAGAAATCGAAGATTAACGAGCAAGCGCGAGCGCAATCGCTCGAGGAGTTGGAGCGCATCGCATCGCAACGAGGTTATAAACCTGGCTGGGCGAGACATATATGGGCGAGTAGACAGAATAAACAAACAAGCTAGCCGTGGCGATTGGCGAAGGCTAGTTGGGCTTAACAATAATCAATTTTAATTAAATATAAAATGTCACAAAAATTAAAAATTCAAAAAGGCGATTCATGCCGAATTGCAGTAGTGTTCCCACTTGACCGAATGGACAGAGTGGAAGAGATTGTTTGCGGATTAGGTAATCTTTATTACCGTAAATCAGATGGTAGTTTAAACCATACCGTTGACCCAAACATTTTTTTAATCAACCTGACTTCTAAAGCAACGAGTAGGTTAAATCCTCAAAATGAGCTAACGATAGCTATTGACTATTCAGACTTGGGGGTAAAAAAGACAGCAAGCTCTCAAAACTTCATTTTAGAAGTTGAAAGAAACGCAAACGAGTTTAATAATGCCTCTATCTCAGAGCTTACAAAAGCTACGGTTACCGTTACTATTGTTGAGCAAACAATAGCTGCTTCGATTCAGTTGGGTAATTATTTGAAAGGCGATAAGGGCGATAAGGGCGATAAGGGTGAAAAAGGAGACACAGGTGCAACGGGTGATCAGGGTATTCAAGGTTTAAAAGGCGACACTGGAGAGCAAGGTATACAGGGCGTGCAAGGTATACAAGGTATTCAAGGAATACAGGGCATACAAGGCGAGAAAGGAGAAAAAGGTGATAAGGGCGATAAAGGTGATAAAGGCGATAAAGGAGATGTTGGTGTTGGTATAGATATGAAAGGGTCGAAAAATTTGATTTCAGAATTACCACTTACAGGCGAAGCTGGCGATGCTTGGATTGTTCAAGAAAATGGCGATTTGTATGTATGGGATTTAGCTACTTTGGCTTGGGATAACGTTGGTCAAATAGTGGGTCCGCAAGGCGAAAAAGGCGATAAGGGCGATAAGGGCGATGTAGGCGAACAGGGCATACAGGGGGAACAAGGTATACAGGGAGAGCAAGGGGTTCAAGGTTTGCAGGGGATACAGGGAATTCAGGGCATACAAGGAGAAAAAGGTGTAATAATAACAACGGGTTCTACATATACACCAACAACTATTCACGTACTCACGCAGGCTGAATACAATGCTTTAACGCCTATTGTAACCACTCTTTATTTTATCGTGTAATGAAAATAGGAAATAATAACATAGCCGATGCAAGAATAGGCTCGCAGGCCATAAATAAAGTAATGATTGGTTCAACGTTGGTTTGGGATAGGTTTACACCCATACTCGACCAATTAAGCACACCAAGTTCAGCTGCGTATTCATTACGTAAACTTCGTACTGCATACTTAGGTGCAGCTGTTAATGTAAGAAGAAGTAGTGACGGTGCCACTCAGGATATTGGCTTTGCTACGGCAACGCAGACACGCACGAACCTTGCGGCGATACCGATTAACAATAATGCTGGCAGCACGGCTCCCGGCGTCACCATGACCGTCACGGGGACCGGAACCGAGTTCGGTCAGCCCTATGTCGAGGTGCGTTGGCAAGGCACGGTATCTGCTACTGGTTTGCTGGAATTTACACATAGCGCATTGGGTGCTTTTAATCCAGCTATTCACGCGCCTGTGACCCCCGGCCTTACTTATACCACGTCAATAGGTTTTAGGCTTGTTTCTGGCACTTCGCCAATTCAGGGTTTATTTGTCCGTGGAAAGCGATTTAATAATCTTGGCAATTTTTTAGGAGGGACTGGAGTTAGTTTAGGACCCGCGACTTCTACGTTGCAGCGCGGCGCTCAAATTCAGGTAGCGCCAGCTAACGCCGCTTATATTCAGCCTAACATCTACATATCCGTCCCTATTGGCGAGGTGGTCAATGCAACCATCCGTTTTTATGCCGCCAATGTCGAACTTGGTGTTGGTAATGCGCGTCCGCTTTTGCAACGCAATGTTCCTGAAACGATTGCTGCGATTGGTGAACTTGATGCAGAGGCACTGCTTAGTTTTGTGGGCAATGGCAACGGCTTTGTAAGAACTTGGTATGACCAATCGGGCAATGGTCGTAATGCTACACAAACAACGTTAGTTAATCAACCTCAAATTGTTGCTAGTGGGGCGGTGATTACTATGAACGGTCGTCCAGTGGTGAGTTTTGACGGC